GCAAATAAAGCGACTGATTTCTCTGTAATAAACAATACAAAGTACCCGACTACTCAAGCTGTTGAAAATCAAATTGACGCTAAATTAGTAGCTGAAAATTATTGGACTGTTAAAAGTGATGAGATAGCAAGGGGTTACAGAGCACAGCACAATTCAACAACGGTATTATCTGAGAATATCGCAACTGGTACACTCTTAGGAACAGCAGTAGCCGTATCTGTATCAACTGCATCTATACAAGAGAAGAAAACAAGATTAAGAATTAGAGTTTCGACACCTGCATTAAATGGTATTTGTGGTTATAGATCAACTTCAGCTTTTAATTTTATTAATACAGGTTTTAAAATGTGTGTCGCATTTGGTGTATCTGATACAGGGTTTAATACAGGTGCACGCCAATTTTACGGAATGACCGCCTCAACAGCTTCGCTAGGATTGTCTTCTGCTGTTACTGTTGAAAGCTTGTTAAATATTATTGGTATTGGATCAGATGCAACGGATACTAATTTACAGATATTCCACAACGATGGAAGTGGAACAGCCACAAAAATAGATTTAGGATCTAACTTCCCTGCGAATAGAACTTCTGGAGATGTAGCAACTGATTTTTTTGTGTTTGAAATCTATAACCCATTTAATTCTAATACTGTTTATTATAAAGTGGCTTCATTGGAAAACAATGTAATAGTTGAAGGTTCTATAACAACAAACTTACCAAGTGATACAACGCCTATAACTATCCAAGCTTGTAGAACGTCTGGAAGCTCATCAAATGCATGTTCGTTTGATATTAGTCAATTAACTTTAAATTGTTTGTCATGATAGAAGTAATACAAGAAGTAAGAGGTGCTTACACTTATGTGGAAAGTGTTTATTCTAATATTATTAGAGTAGGTAATGAAGTTTTAAATGCTGATGTTTCAGCAGAAATTACAAATCAACAAACAATTATAAACGATTATATAGCTTCATTATAATGGCACAAGAAGAAATAATTTTTAAAGTAGGAGTTGACACGGGAGATAGTGTCCAGGACGTTAACAAGGTAGGGGATGCAATCGAAAATGTAGGCAAGGACGCAAAGAAAACAGATGGATCGTTTGTCAACCTTAGAAAGGAATTAAAAAACCTTACCGTACAATTACAGAATTTAGACCCTGCTAGTAAAGAGTTTGAAACAGTTGCAAAACGTGCTGGTCAAATCAAAGAACAAATGAGGGGCGTTGCTGATGCTATAAACGACGCCGACCCTGAAAAGTTTGGAGGTAAATTTCAAAGAACAGCCGAAGGAATTGCAGGTGCTTTCTCAGCTGTAACAGGTGCACAGGCGTTGTTCGGTCAACAATCTGAAGAAATCGAAAAGCAGATGCTAAAAGTTCAGGGTGCTATAGCTTTAACACAGGGAATTAGTGCAATGAAAGAGCTGCGTAATGATGCAACTGATTTAGCAAAAGATCTTAAAACAAAACTTGTTACTGCTTTTCAATCTTTAAATGCCACACAAATAGCAAACGCACAAGCAACGGGTACAATGACAACGTTACAAAAAGCGTATAATGTTGTGGTAGGTAGTTCAACGGGTGCTTTAAAAGGCTTTAAATTAGCTTTAGCATCCACAGGAATAGGAGCCTTAATACTTGCTGTTGGTTATTTGATAGCAAATTTTGATAAGCTTAAAGGATCAATGAATCAAAGTTTAACGAATGCTAGAAATTTTGAAAAAACAACAACAAAACAAGCGGAGGCGGCACGTTACGCTAGTGATAACTTTGCAGAATACGAACGTACATTAAAACGTTTAGGTTATACAGAGGAAGAAATAAGCAAAAAACGTCAAGCACGCTTTAATGATGCTATAATAAAAACACAAAAAGAGATTGAAGCCGCTAAAAATGTTCAAAAAGAACTAATTAAAATGGATCAATCTGGAGGTAATACCATAAGTAAAATTCTATTTGGAGGGGATGATGATGTCAAGGCACAAAAACAAAAAGTTAATGATTTAAATGCTACTTTAAACAAACTTAAAAATGATCAATTTGAGTTTAACCAACAAGAAAAAGAAAATAGAAAACAAGCTAATGAAGATGCTAAGCAAAAACAAAAAGAAGCTAATCAAGAAGCTGCAAGGAACGCAAAAGAACGTAGGGAAAGACTTAAGCAACTTAAACAAGAAGAAGATGCAGAAAGGTTGACTTTACAAAGAAAGTTTGAAGATTTAACAGTTGCTAATATTGACGATGCTAACACACGGGACATAATGGCTATGAAGCTTAAACATGACCGTGAGAAAGAAGATTTAAAAAAGCAATACGCCGACAAAAAAGGATTAAAGGAAGAGTTTGACAAAGTAATGTTGGAGCTAGATGAACAACAAAAAATAGAACAACAGAAACTAGAAGAAGAACAAAAGAAAGCAAAAGAAGCAAAGGATTTAGAAGATAAAAACAAGGCTTTTGAAGATCAAAAAGCAAGCTTAGAAGCTGAGTTAATAACCAACGCCGAGAACTTTGCAATTAAACAACAAAAACAACTAGAATTAGAGAATGCAGATTATGAGCAAAAGAAACTAAATGCTCAAGGTAATAAATCACAACTAGAGCTAATTGAAGCACAACACGCCGCAAATGTAAAAGCTATAAATAAAGATAGTGTTGACTACCAAAAGATGTTGGATGAAACTTTAAAACAAAGTAAAGTTGAATTGTTGGGTGCAATTGGTAGTATCTTTGGTGAGCTTGCTGGACTTTCTAAACAAGCCTCTGGAATTCAAAAGGCGTTCGCTTTAACTCAGGTTGCTATTGATACGGCAACGGCTATCTCTGGTTTAACTTCTATATCATTTAGTCCTACGAATGGAGATAATATAATCAATCCACTTGGTCCATATATCAAACTTGCTACGGGTACTGCAAAGATTATTTCTAATATGTCTAGGGTAAAATCTATTTTAGGGAGTGGCGTAAATGTAGCACCACCAACAACAGGAGGAGGACCAAATTCAAATTTAGGAATAGGACCACAACAAGGCACACAAACGAATGTACAAGCTCAAAGTACCTATAAAGTTGTTGTAGTTGATTCAGATATTACTAAAATGCAGGATAAGACAAAAAAAGTTAACGCAATAAGTACTATTTAACATAATATTTTTTATATTTACACAAACGTTCTTTTATTATGCTACCTTTTTACGAGTTAGTTATCGATGAGTCTAATGATACAGGTGTTGATTTTAATGCCTTTGTACTAAGACCTGCACACGGAAAGCCCTATTTTGCATTCAACAAAGAGCAAAAAATTCAGTATTTCTTTAATGAAGAAAAAAGAATTGTTACAGGTGTCATGATGAGTGCTAACACTCCAATATATCGAAGTAATCCAGATAGATTCGTATTATTTAAAGGTGAAACAATAAAAGCAATAAGAACGAAATTCCACACGAACGGATTCCACAACAACGTTAATGAAGAGCATAACCCTGATTTAAAACTTGAAGGGGTTAACATGATATCTTCATATATCGTTTCTAATCCTGCACACATTCCAAGCCAGTTTAAAGCAATGAATTTACAAAATGGAACGTGGATAGCGTCGTATAAGATTGACAATCCTACAGTATGGAATAAGATTAAAAAAGGGGAGTTTAGTGGGTATTCTGTAGAAGGATATTTCGACCAAAAAGAAATTAAAATAAAAACAAAATAAATGAGTAAATCAATTTTCGATTTCTTCAAGAAAGAAGAAAACAAAATAGTTTTTTCGGAAGTAAAGACTATTGATGGAATTGTTCTACAGTATGATGGTGAGCTTGCTGAGGGTACGCCACTTTTCATATTAGATGAGAACGGTGAACAAATTCCTGCGCCTGAGGGTGAATACCAAGTTGAGTATGAAGATCAACTATGGGTCGTATCTATTGACGTGAATGGTGTTCTAGTAAAATTAGAAGCTGTTAACGTAGAAGAAGAGCCTATGTCTGAAGAAGAGCCTGTAAACGAAATGATGTCAAAACAAGAATTTGACGCTATCATTCAACAAGTTATCACAGATACAGATTCTAGAATTACAGCACTTGAAGCGAAATTCGCTGAGTTGTTGGAAGTAAAAGAAAGTAAGTTTAAAGACGAAAGAAAAAAAGTTGAAATGTCGAAAGAGCTTACAGTAAGAGAAATATTAACTAAAAAATAAAAAACAAAATGTCAATTAAAAGAACATTAAAAGAAAAGTTCGGTTACGATGTATCTGGACTAGCAGCATGGAAAGATAACACTTTACCAAACATTACACCAGATTTAATCTCTACGTCTCGATTCTTAGAGAAATTAATGCTTGAGGAAGGTGTAAAAGGATCAAGAGAAATCGCATTATTATCTTCATCTGTAGCGTTACAAGCTAAGGCTGCATGTACACCATCTCCAGATGGTTCTGTAGTTTTCACTGAGAAAATTTTAACTACTAAACCTTTATACATGGGTGTTGAGTTTTGTAACGAAACTTTGAATACTAAAATGACTCAGGTGTTAAATGCTTTAGGAATGAAAAATCAAGAAGGACAACTTCCTGCTCCACTTGAGACTATCTTAATGGCTTACCTTACTAAACAATTACAGAAAAAAGCTGAGCGTTTAGTATGGTTAGGTGATACTGCATCTTTGGATACTGAATTAGTACACTTTGACGGATTAGTTAAAGCGTTGAAAGCTGATACAGCAGTTTTAAAAACTACTACTACTTTTGCAACGATTACAACTTCTAACGGTTATGATGCTGCTTACGAAGTATTCACTAAAATCCCTGCTGAGATTTTCGACAATCAAATGGAGATTGCTTTATACACTGGTCGTACAGAGGCTTTAGCAATTATTTCTGATTGGAATGCTTCTAACGCTTACGATCGTATTCAATATACAAGCGAAGGTGGTTCTATTCGTTTCATCTTACCACAAACTAACGTTGAAGTTATTACAGTTCCTGCATTGGATGGTCAAAATGAAATCTTTGCTATTCCTACAGCTTTAGTGTTCTTAGGGGTTGACGCAAGAGAGGACGAAAACTTTGATATCAAATACGACGCTTACAATGAGAAATTGAAAGTTGACACTTCTTTCAGATTAGGTGTACAATATGTATTCCCTCAATATTTCGTAAGAGTTAAAAGAGCTTAATTATTAATCTAGGGGTGTAAAGCCCCTTTTTAAAATATTATAAATTATGTGCGAATTAAGTGCGGGCTTTAATGCCTTAAATTGTGACTCATCTGGAGGTGTTGCGACACTTTACATTGGGTCATTAAGAGATGCTACTACAGGAGCTGCAAACTATACGTACACACGTACGGCTGGTGAGCTTACTGCAATGGCAAATGTAGGCTCTAAATTATTCTACACGGTAACTGTAGATGCTGAAATGTCTGATTTTACTGTTAATGCTATTGGTTCACGTGAAAACGCTTCGACTGGTTTTGAAATAACAGGAAACATTAAATTAGCTGGAAATACAGCGGCTATGATTGAACAATTAGAGAAACTTTCAAAAGATAGAGTTTGTATTATTGCAAAATTAAACGATGGTACAAATGAAGTGTTAGGAGTTGATAACGGTTGTAAATTCTTATTCAATAGAACTTCTGGAACTAAGTTTGATGATATGAACGGTGTAACTTTGACTTTTACAGGACGTGAAAAGAAAAATTGTCCAAAAGTATCTGATGTTATAGTAGCTGCATTGTTAGTGTAACATTATTATGTTAAATAGAACTAGAGGGGAGGTTTTTACTTCCCCTTTGTTATTTCTTTTAGTGCCTTTTGATATTCTAAATGTGCTTCATACTCATCTATGAAATAACCTAAATGTTTTGACTTCCCATTTATATTTATTTTTGCGCACCATTTATTTAATCTTTCAAACCAATTTACTCCTTTGTATTGACTTGAATACTCTCCTTGTGTTTTATAAGCATTTTCACGTTGTGTAATTATTTGTAAGTTCTCAACCCTATTATCTAATTTATTATCATTAATGTGGTCAACTACTAATTTTTGAGTTCCATCTGGAGTATGATTTAAAAAAGTAATAGCAACTAGTTGATGCGATGTAAACGTTTTTGTTTTTCCGTCTTTACAAAGAATAAATTGATAATACCCACGCATATTTATTCTAGGTATTAATAATTTTTCAATTTTTGTTTTATTGTAGTTTAAAGATTTTACATTCCCTAAATTACTAACTTGATATTTACCTTCATAGGTAGGAATATCCTTCCAAATTTCTTGCATATTTTTTGTGTTTAATTAGTGTGTTTAAAAGTAAAAGCGGAAACACGTAAACACTTCGTTATTCGATTAGCCAATTACCTCTAATCTATTCCGCAAATACAAATATAATCATTATCTTTGAAAGAAAATCATGGAATATTTAGAAAATTTCAAAGGTCAAAACGTCTATATAGACAAAATAAAAGGTTTTTTAGTGGCAAATGAAGAGAATAAAGATATTTTATTTAAATTATTACCTAATATTTTTCAAGAAATAACTAACTTTAACGAAACAAAACCACCAAAACGTGTTCTTTCTAATCGAAAAAAATCAAAATAATTCAATTTGTTTAACTCTTAAGGAGAAAATGAATGATAATTATCCAGAAATCTGGTTATTTCGATTTGTAAATGAACAATCTAAAAAGGAATATTTCTGCAATCTTACCGATTTATCTACTACAAAAAAACGTTTTAACCTATTTAATCTATACGAAGGTACTAGCATAACTTTACCTTTGGGAGATTATACGTATTACGTGTATCAAATGGAGGTTGAAGATGAAGAAAACTATAATCTAGGAATACTTTGTGAACAAGGAAAAGCACGAGTTAAAACTGATTCGGTTGCTATTCCTACATTCACACAAACCACAACAATAAAACAAATCTATGAGTGATCATTATATATTTAGGGAAGCTAAAATTCCTTTACCAATAGAAAAACAGAAAGCTGGTCAAACTTGGATAAGTTGGGGGGAACAAAACGACTACCCTCAATTCTTAATTGGACTATACTACAATAGTTCAATACATCAAGGTATTGTCAACTCTAAAGTAAAATATATTGCTTCAAGTGGCTTGGACGCTCAAACAACTGATTTGCCTAAATGGGAACTAATTAAAAAAAATGGAAACGCTCCTTTTAGTTTGGATGAGATCACTTTGATGGTAGCAAAAGATTTTGAATTATTAGACTCATTTGCTATAATGTTTAGAAAAAATCCTATTTCTAAATTTTGGGACGCTCACCACGTATCTACGGAATTGATTCGTAAAGGTGAAGATTCTAGTTTCTTCTACTACTCAGAAAATTGGAAAGAACGTAACCAAAGTGAAGAAAAAACAGGCTTTAAAAAGATCAAGAATATTGAAGATTTAAGCTTAGAGGATAAAGAATGTTTGTTATATGTTAGCTCAAGAAGTAAGCAGCATATAATCGACGAAAAAACAGGTCTATTAACTAAGTCGGTTTACCCTATTCCATCCTATTCAGGTGCTATAAAATCAATTATGGCATCTATTGAAATGAATTATTTCAGATATTCAGAGGTTGTAAATAGTTTCAAAGGTGGCACAATGATAAATATTCCAACAGGTGCACCAGATAACGAACACGACAAAAAGAAATTAATTGCACAATTAAAAGGTGAGGCAACCGAAAGAGATAAACAAGGTGGAATAGTAGTAACATTTTCAAGAGGATCAGAAAACGCTCCTACTGTAACGCAAATAAACGGTAATAATTTAGATCAACGTTACCTATTAACACAAGAAAGCATAATTGACGATATTATGGTTGGTCATAGTGTAATTAGTCCGACTTTATTTTCAATCAAAACAGCTGGTCAATTAGGTGGGTCAAGTGAATTAGAAACAGCGTACCAATTATTCATGAATAACTATGCTTTAGAACGTCAAAAGATAATAACAGACGCTCTGGAATATGCACATTATACGCTTAATACTTTTGTAGGTGATATATTTTTTATAAGCAAGCCTTTAAACCTTAGTGGTAAAAATGAAGATGTTTCTGAAATTGCTAAAAAGATAAACGTATTAGAGCCTAATTTGCAAAGTGTAGTATTAGGTAAACTAACAGTAAATGAGTTACGTGGATTAGCTGGTTTAAATCCTTTACCAAACGGTGATGTAATACAACAATCATTCAAAAATGAAGTAAGCGACGAAACAGTTATTTCATGGTTTTCTGAATTAGGACGTACGGAATATAAAGAGGTTTATTCACAAGAAGTAAAGGATTTTTCTAAACTTGAAATGAGTGAGAAAGAATTACTTTCAAAATATTCCTTTGCTAACGACTTAACGGCTGATCAATTGAAAATAGTTGAAATGATTAACAACGGAGAAAGCTACGGAGCTATTGTGAAAGCAATAGACAAAGGTGCTACATATGTTTCTAGACAATTAGTTGAGTTGGAAAAGTTGGGAATGATTAAAGGTTTTGAACTAACTCCAAAAGGAAAAACAAATGTAGGAGAAGTTTCTTTCGAGGTGGTTTACCAATATAGAGAACGTGAGGGAATACCTCCATTAAAAGGTGAAAGCCGTCCTTTTTGTAAAAATCTACTAGCATTAAAAAGAGTATTCACACGTGAAGAAATTGACCAAATTACAGCAAGGTTAAAAGCTAACGGAATAGATAGGAATGTTTGGGAATACAAGGGGGGTTGGTACACTAATCCAGAAACAGGAGTTCACACACCTTCATGCAGGCATACGTTTTTCCAAATCGTTATAAATAAGTAAGTTATGGCACATTTAATTAGTACAACAAATTTAAAAGCATTATCTTACATTTCTTCAAATGTGGATGATCTTTTACTTTCTAC